TTGGGTCAATCTCTTCTGCAACCATAACATCTTCAAATGTCTTATCGTATTCTAGAGAAAATCCACCTTCGGAATACCCAATGTTATCCCAATAAGATGCACTTGGTGTAGTTGCTGGGTTAGTGGGAAATTCTGCAGTTCCTGCATTTATATCCGTTTCACTAGCCACAAACAAGTTACCTGTTCCCAAGAGTACTTCACTTATGCTTTGTGCCATTACTTACCTACTTATTCTATATGAGTAACTTTTCGTTACTCCTCTTCTACTTCTGCGTCAGCAGGTTCCTCATACCACTCGTCATCGTTAGATTTTGCTTCTACTTTTTCAGCAGCAACAAAATTCTTAATTTCTCCCATACCTTCTGATTTTTCAACAAACGTAGGAAGTAAAACATTCCCTTGTTTAGTTTCAGACTCTTTAAGTCTTTTCCAATCAGCTTCTTTAACTTCAACCCATTGTTTTTGGTCAAAGATGATATCGAGCTTCTCATCTCTTAATCCATCAAAGACCCTTATGAAAGGGTTAACTTTTACATATTTCACGATATTGCTCCATAAATCATTACCATATCACAAGTATAGCGTGCCAAACCGAGCTCGGGTTCATCTACCCTACCTAGTCCTGCTATGCTGTCAAAACCGTGAACTGTCCCTACTTCTCCACCAGCACTTGTTAACTTTGTTGGTGTGTGGTCAAATGCTTCTCTAATAAAAGTATTACCTACGTTAAAAGCACCTGCATAATCTGGTTGTCCTTTAGTACTGTTTGTCGCATATTTACCAGCATAAAAATCTACCACAAGTTGTGCTTCATAAATTAATGACTCACCACCTATAGGTCCTCCACCTAACATTTGTATTACTATAAAAGGCATAGTTGCACCAGATGGTAAATTTGTAGCAACTCTGTTACTAACTAAAGATGTAATGGTGCTTTTACTTAAAGCCCAAGTCCTAGCTAATATTTCTCCGTCAGGTAAATTTTGTGCCATTTTAACTCCTTAATTTTCTTGCTTGTACTTCTGGGTCTGGACTTACTGTTATATTTCCGGGACTATTGTTCATTCTATCTTTTGTATTACGAGCACCTCTTCTTAACATAGCTCCTTTACCTGTTCTAGTATTAACAGCATTACGATTTTTTGATGATTGTTTTAAAGCTTGAATTGAGGATGGAATAGGAAACATTGAATTTAAATTTTCTGTACCTTTATTAAAACCTTTACCGGAACCGAATTCTATTATTGCACCATAATCTTTTGTTGTTGAGTCACCAATAGAAACTTTACCTGAAGGCATAGTGCCTCCTTTAGCTTTTTCTCTTTCCAAAGTAGCTTGGAGTGTACCTCTTAATCTACCAGTTCTAACAGGAGTAAAGTAATGTGCTTGTCTAGCTATATCTTCAGTAACCATACCTATTGCATCATCGATACTATTTGCTATCTGTTGAGCATCAAAACCACCGACTACTTTTACAACTGGTGATGATGGTGTATTGGACCTGAACATTTTTTTCATAAATTTGTCATAACCTTTTTGCATATTCGCACCCACTACAGACCTAGCTGCACGAGAAAATATATTACTACCCGGAATTGCTAAAAGAACTTTACCAGTTACTCGACCACCAGCACGCCTAAAAAGACGCTCCCCTGCACCTTCAACATCATATTCTCCGGTTGTTAATTTAGTAACTGTTCCCAAGACTGCGTTAACGTCACCCATAATACGACCACCTTTAAGCATATAATGTCTTGCAGTTCCTAAAGCACCTAAGTTAGGCATTCCCGGATATGACTGTATGTCACCAATAAAAAGAGAATATTCATAGAAAAAACTTCTTAAATCTTGTACGCTAGCGATACCTTTAAATTGGTACCTTTTACTTTTGTTTCCTAATTTTCTAAGAGTTCTTAATGACCTGCTTGTTTTTAAAACACTTCTAGCCATTAGAAACCTGCAAACATTTCTACTTCTTTGTAGAAAATATTACCGAATCTATCTTTTATGTCTTTTATAACTTTTACATCATAGAATCTAGTTTCCCAAACAACTCTATCTTGTGTAGTAATATCTACATCTGGGCTAACAGTCATTAGAAAAATATCATTTATTTCTATACGACCATCTGCAAGTGTTTCTTGACCTGATTGGTGTGTAATTCTACATTGAACAGATGTTGAGTTATCTGAAAATGTAGCTGTTGAAAGTCCTCTGTCGTCTACAGAAGAACCTGATAGTCTTTGAATCGTTACTGATTCGTTTAGTACGGATGTTGGTATCTTTGGCATAAAATAATTATACCAACAAAAAACCCCCTCAAGAAGAAGGGGTTTCTTTAGTTAGCTGATTTTCTTTGTAATTACATTTTAGGTAAAAAACCTAAATTTGCAAAGTAAATTAATGCTTCTTTCTTAGCTAGTTCGTGAGCATTTGTTCTTTCATATTCACTATCTGAATTTAAATAGTTTGAATATGGAGTTTGAAATGCAATACTGTACTGCTGTAAACCTGAAACAAGTCTTCTATTTCTATGGAAATACTTAGATGGTAATTCTCCTAGCTCCGGTAATGCTGAACAAGTTTTCTTTGAAACTTGTGGTTCCAAATTGTTCCTAGAGTAGTAATACTTAGCAACTGATTCTTTAACAGCTTTTTTACTTCTACGTGAATATCCGTCCATAGTTTGACTGTCTTTATAAAACTCTGAAACTGGTAACCATTCTCCAGTAACTATACAACGTTTATGAGTAGGATTAATCTTTCTATCATAAGCATCGTGTGCAGCTTTTTCTGCTCTAGCTTTATATTCTGGATTTTCATCCAGCCAATTTAGGAAACGTTGTTTGCCGAATGCATATCCTTGATATGTTCTAGCAGTATTAATTGTTCCCTTGCCCTCTTGTATATAAGCGATTATTTCGTCTGCCTGCTCAATTGGCACTACTTTACCTCTTGTTGACAAACCTAGTTTTTTCTTCATAAGACGCACATTTTCGTGTGACATATCCCATTCAGAAGCCCATTCTCGAAGTGTCTTATTAGGAAACTTCTTAAATAAAAACTCGGCTTGTTCTAAAGTCGGTTTAAATGTATCTTTATCCATACAAGTATTTTATCACAAATGTGAAATTATGCAAAAATTTTATCATTTTTTTTATTTTTTATACACAATACATTCATTTATGGTATAATTAGTATAGCTAAAAGTAGGAGGTTCTTAATTGAAACCAGAGCTAATAGCATCAGATGAGCATCAAAAAATGCTTAGATTTGATGAAGCAACTGTAATTGTTAGCTGGAGTACTATAGCAAACTGCTACGAAGCAGCTATCTATAAGAAAACGCTAAACAAATATGGAGAGCTTGTTAACGAGTATATAACTGCGGTAACAGCTCCAACTGAAGAAAGAGCAATAAAAGAAGCACACGTAATCTGTATAGATAAAATCTAAAATCCTTGCTTTTTTAACAACATTATGTTATAATGGAGTTATGAAGAAAGGAAATCTATATGATTGCTGAATGTTTAATATTTCTAGCGACAGCTATACCCCAAAATGGCTTATTAACAGCTGATTATGTTGAGGATTATAGTTGGTGTAACTCAATAATATCTCGTAATGTCAGAGAACACTCAGATTTATTAATTGAATTCTTTGACGAACCAGAACAACTAGGAACTGCAGTTAAAGTTATTTGGTGTGAATCTAGAGGTAACACTAATGCAATAAGAACTGCTGAAGGTAACAATGACTCAGGTTTATTTCAGTTCGTACCTTGGACTTGGAATTGGATTGCAAAAGAATATGATTTACCAATGTGGGATGAATGGGTAGTTATGCGTTATGGAAGACCATATACTGGACCAACATCTAGGTCAGATATAGGTTTTGAGTTTAAAAAAGCTCAACATACCGAATATTACAATATTTATTTTGGATACTTATTATCACAAGATATTTACGGTCGTTCTCAATGGAGAGATTGGAACAGCAGTAAGTGGTGTTGGAATAATGATGTTAAATATATAACTAAATTAAGGAGAGAAAATGGTTAAATTAGCTTCAATTATAAGTAGGATTTGTACCTATATTGCTGATAGATGCAACCACTATATAGAACTAAAAATAGTACAAGAAATAGCTCACGAAGGATTTCCAGCAGAATGGTTTATGTCTGATGAACAATTGGAAAAACTTGAAGCTAGAGAATCGGAAGAATGAGAGAGGGAATTAAGAATGGCAGGAGTTTACGTAAACGGTAGAAGTCGTTATGAAGCAACTAGAGCTAGTAAGCAATATGGAAAAGATAGACTGTGTGCTGAAGAAAGTTGTAAAACTACTTTAAGTAAATATAACCGTAATGATAAATGCTTTTTACACGCACCAAAAAAAGCTGGTCGTGTTCGTGGTTGGAAACAACCTGTATAATGTATAAACCTTTACCAAATGGTTTAACTATTAAACCCTCTGACATAGAGGGTTTAGGTTTATTTGCAACAGAAGATATACCAAACTCTACTTCTTTAGGTGTATGTCATATTACAGATAAAGTTACAAAAGAATTAATTAGAACACCTCTAGGTGGATTTATAAATCACAGTGAAAAGCCTAATTGCAGAAGAGTAGAAATCCAAAGATTTTTTTATCTTGAAACTATAAAAGATATAAAAAAAGGTGAAGAGATTACTTTAAAATATACTGCTTATTCTGTGTCTCGTTAAAATTTAACTTTTCTATTAGCGGCTTTTTTAGCTTTATCTCTCATAGATTGAGAAACTTTAGAAGGGTCAGTATTCCAATCAACGCCAACAGTTCCATATAAATTAACCCTAGTAGGTATTTGTCTAGTAGATATCGCTTTACATTTTTCACATTTAATCTCTGGGTCTTCGTGTATAGAATGAGTTACTTCAAAAGAGTGTTCACATTTAGAACACTTGTAATCATACCTAGCCATTATTTTTTCTTTTTGTCTTTAATGGGGTATTTCTTTTGTATTTGTAACCATTCATTAACTATTTCGTCTAAATCAGCAACAAGGTTTACTTTTTGCATTCTAAAATAGTTCATTTGGTCTAAAAATGCTTCACGAAAGACATCATCGTCTATACCACGTAGATAAGATTGTCTTTTGGCTTTGTTTAATTCTATATCCATATAACTAGTTTAGTCTAGTATTGATGCCGATGTGAAGTATTGACGCTTATATTTAGATAATATAGCTTTATCAGCTTCAGTTAGTATTTCTTGATTCATTAAATCAACAACAGATTCGTATTTAGCTGAATAATCACCTATTTTTTCTTCAGTTACTAATTGAAACTGTGAATCATTGGTGCTGTCTGCACTGTGTGTTCCTACAGAATCAGTAGATTGTTGAGAACCTAAAGCTGCAGATGAAACCCATAATTTACCTGCACACCTAGCACTAATTAATTTTATATCTTTTGGAATATCTTCAGCAGATGACTCAGAGTCTGAATAACCTCCTGAGTATGTTACGGTTATATTTTGATATCTAATATCAGACCATCTTTTATTATTTACTTTTCTTAATCTACCAAAGTTTTTGTAAGCAACATAGTCTTCTTGATTACCTTCTGTTAAAGAAACAGCGTCTTCTGTTAAAGAAGTTATTGCCACTATAGGAGCTACTGATGTATATAGTTCTTCTGCGTGATTACCATCAAAGGTATCAGTTATTGTAGCAGAATATTCTAACTCATAACCTACGTAATTTTTGATAGCTGCGTCTGCTGCCGGTATAAAAATGTTTGTTATTGATGTCTCGTCTGTAGTTGAAACATCAACACCAATGGCAGATTGAACGTCAGAAACGGTTGAAAGTGCCACTGGCTACCCCTTACTTGTCTTCTACGTCTTCTGGTTTAACAGCTTTAGTTTCTGGAGCTTTCTTGACTGCTTTTTTCTTAGGAGCAGCTTTTTTACTACCAACACCGTGTAATTCTAAGTAATTCACTGAATACTCTTTACCGGCTTTGGCAACATTATCTGGGTTACCTTCTGGGCATTCATTAACATTACCTTCCCAGATAGAACCGTCTGATAGCTTCCAAATATCTTTTTCTACTACTTTATATTCACTCATTTAAAAATTTTCCTCTTTTTTTGATTTGTAATGGGGGAACTTAATCCCCCATTACTAATTTTGTTATTACAACAAATGTTATTACATTTGTGTTAATTTACAGAATGCAGTTGGTCTATAGACTACGAGACCTACTCTCATTGTTGCTCTAATAGCAAGTTTTCCTTTAAGGAAAAAGTCACTATGTGAGTCAGATACAGCAAGGTCAATTCCTTGTCGCATCACAAGATGAGCAGCTTCTCCGCCACCAAATCTACCAACCATTTGTGTTCCTGCAGCAACTGCAGAAGTTGTAACGACTGGAAGACCCCAAAGTCTTGGGGCTACATCAGCACCAAAGCCACCAGCAACCATAAATAATGGGTTCTTAGCAGCAGCACCAGATGTTGTAGTAGCGATATCAGTAACTGATGTTACGATGTCGTACCAATCTGATGGGTGCATAATTATTGCATCTGGTTCTACAAATGCATCTTTTCTAATTTCTGTAATAGCTTGGTAAATTTGTCCTAATCTAGCCAATTCACCGGAATATGACCCATATGCAAATGAGTTAATTCCTGATGTGTTTAATAATCCGCCTAAGTTAGGAGCACTACCGTCACCATCCATAATTTGTCCGTCAAGTCTTAGCTTCATCATTGTGCCAAGTCTTGAGTTCACATAACCTTGAATTCCGTTTACATCTGCAAGAAGTTCTTCAGTCACTGGCAAGAAAACACCAATTTTTCTAATTGATGCTGTTTTTTCTGTGAAATCTAATGTAGATTCAGCAGTTGTTGCCTCTTCTGCTTGTTCAGCAGCAGCATTTGTGAATGTAGTTTCTTCCATATATGCAAAGGAGTTTTGGTCAGTTTCGATTTGGTCAAAAAGACCAATCACTGCGTCTGGGTCTCTAAGAGCGGACTCTAAGATTCCCGGTTGTCTTAATACTTCAGGTGGGAAGTTCTGAGATAAACCAGCACCTAATGTAGCTTTATAGCCCATTGGTGAGAATTTAACTGTTGAGTCCAAACCTTTAGCTCCGGATTCTTGATATCCTTTATAAGCATCAGTTGCGATAAATGACTCACCAATTGTTTGTGGTGCGTTATTTACTTCTTCTGCTGCGTAAGCTGCCTGTTCCATAGCTTTTTCATTTTTAGCTTTGGCTTTAGCGTTTTGAGTTTGGTCTACTAACTCAGCAAGCTCAGTGTTAAGTCCATTGATAGCATTTTTTTGCTCAGCAGAATACTTACCGTCTTCTACTGGGTTATCAAAAACTTCTTTTAACTCAGCTCTCTTCTTCTGAAGTTTCTCGTTAATATTATCCATTACGATTATTTCTCCAAATTAATTTTGCTTATACTTCTTCGTCGTCTAGTTCAACAATAATTGACTCTGTGATGTTTTGTTGAGCTTCAGCAAACAAGGCTTCAAATTCTTCGTCAACTTCTTCAAGTGACGGAGCTTCTTCAACTTCCTCTACTTCTTCAACAACCTCTTCTTGAGATTCAACTTCTTCTTCTACAGTTACTTCTTCACCTTCAGGTTCCACAACAACTTCAGCTGCAGCTACTTCAGCATCTTCTTGAATTTCTTCAACAGGTGCTTCTTCAGCTGGTGCTTCTTCCGTTGCTTCTACTACAGGAGTTGGTTCACTGAGAAGAGAATCAATCTCATTCCAAGCATCATTCAAGTCCTCTTGTACCGCTCTAAGAGCAGAACTAGCATTATCCGATATTACTCTTCCATCTTTTTCACGTAAGATTGAAATTGCTTTCGCTCTAACGATGAGGCTCTCTAATGCTGCAAGCACATCTTTCACCTCGTCTGAAAATCGAACTCCTTGCAAGCTGGAATCTTTTTCAGAAATCTCTTCATCAGAATCTTTCATAGATTCTTTTGCACATTTACCTGAATCGTCATAGTCACATTTGCCATAACCTTTTTCTTCTTCACCTTCAGGGTCTGCGTCTTTGCCGTTTTTCTCAATAGTAGCTTCATAGCTTTCGTGAGAAGAACAAGGCATAAAAACTTCTTTACCGCCAACTTCGTGAGTATGAGCACCAGAACATCCTAGTTCTTCAGCTCTTTTCTTTGCATCTTCTTCATTATCAAAGATGTCATCATCCATTGCGGCTTTTTGTTCACTGGATTCATAAATTGCTTCTTCTCCAGATTTTATAGCGAGTGTATAAGTTTCTCTGTTAGCACCAACTAGTACTGGACTAACTTCGTAAACTTCTAAGTCCTTTAAAAAACGAACATCATACTCTAATTCCTCTTCACCATCTTTTTGAAACTTTCCGGACTCGTAGTCATTAATTCTGAATCCAAAAGACCATTCTTGTAAACTACCCATTTCTTTTGCAAGATTGTATGCTTCACGACCAGCCTCAGTTTCCATAAAGAAACTTCCTCTAAATGTTGCTTTCTCGTCATCTGACTCTATAACGCCTTTACCAATTGGTTGGTCCCATTTGTGAGCAAACACCATAGGTACTTGATTGTCTTTGAATCCGGATTTTATTGAACCCGGTAGAACAACGTCACCGTCTGTGTCAACGTTGTTAAAAACAGAAAATACTGCTTCTACTTTTCCTTTTTCATCATCGATTGTTTTGAATTCTATTTGTTTTTTAAATTTGTCACTCATACTCGCCTCTTATAAAAAATATACCTTTCTATATAATATACTATTTTAACCTGTTAAATCGTCCCTGTCAGAGTTAATGATTTCATTAGCTTTCTTAGCTCTATCTCTTTCTTTTTGCTTTTGCTCATTAACTATTTTCTTCATAGCAGATACACCAGACTTTGTAACGCCTCCCCATTTCATAACAGCAATTATGCCATTAAGACGAGTGTTGCCTTGATGTCTAGCCATAAAACTTTCTCTTCTTTTTACCCAAGATAAAACTGCTGGACTTCTATCTCCTGCTTTATACTTTGTCCAATTCCTATAAGCATCATTACCAGTAAATGAAGTTGGAGGATTACCACCGGTGCCTGCTCTTCTCCATATTCTTGGATAATTTTCTTTTAGGTCATCAACATATTTTTTATCTGGAAATTGTTTAAACTTTGAATTACTTAAACTAAGTTTTTGATTGTCACCTGATGAAGGAAAGTTTGTTAAATCATCTTTAGCTTTTTCCTCTTTACGCCAATCTTTTATAGCTTTTAATCTACCAAATGGCATTGTGACATTTCTATCTGTTTTTTTATGTGTGCCGTTTTCCATAATTGCCCATACTGTCATAGTTGCTTCTTTCTTTTCACCATTAACAGAAATAACTACACCGTGAACAGTTGATGGTGGGTCTGGTTCTTTAGGTATTGACCAACTTACTGTTTGACCTACTCTAACAGATTGTAATTTCATTCCTTTTTTAGAACTTAGTGGATGACCACTTGGAAGTAAATCTTGGTCAAAAGCAGTTCTAGGGAATTTACCTTTTAATCCTTTTAAGAAAGCATTAACTCTGGCTACGCCCCACTGGGTTGCTGAAGAAACATTACCTCTGACTGAAGATGGGTTACCCCTATATGCACCAACGCCTCTTCTGAACACTGCGGCAAGCATTCCGTAAGTAGCTCTATACTTTGGGTCTTTAGCATTATGGTCTTTAACTTTCTTTTGTAATACTTTTTTAACTTTAGCAGATATAGGTGCTTTTTCTTCCATATCAAAATCTCCTTCTGAAGCTTTAAACTCCATACTTAAATCAATAGTAATTTGCTTTTTCTTTTTAGGTTTTTTAACGATTCTAGTTCTTCTAACCTCGGGTGGGAAAGCACCAGTATTCAAACTAGCTTTACCATTTTCATCTATTGAAATCTTTGGTTCTTCATCTTCAGATGGTTGTGCTGGGGCTTGTGGCTCCTCTTGTGAGGTCATAACTCCAGTTTCACCCTCAGGCACAGCCACCATATTCAATGGTCTTAGATAAACATCGTGTGAGTTGTCAGCATCTAAACCAAGACTTCTTCTTGCTTCTCCGATTGTTACAAACCCACCTTGAACTCCAGAGTTCATAGTTTTAACTTGTTCTTGTCTGTCGCCTGCGAGTGCTCTTACTTGCTCTAAGTCGTAAGCACAAAAGTACTCATAGTTATTGTCTTCAAAATCTTTATGTAATAATTGATGTGTTATCTCTGATGCAACAGCAGACCACAATGGAATCATTTTTTGTTCAGTAAAGAACTCTCTTAATTCTCTTGTGTTATTGTAAGTAGCTGCATCAAGACCTGCACCAAGTCCAGCAAGTATAGCTGGGACTCCAAGTACGGAAGAAACTCTTTCTTCTGGTAATCTTCTTAATCCTTTAAGGTCTAACTGTTCTGGTGTAAATGAAA